CTTCAATAAGGTTGAATAGCTTGAGAGTGAAATAGGAGTCTGCTGCATTTCCTTCACAGCAATCCGACAAAGCCATGTTAGCCCAGTCGAAAGTCTTGGGGTTCTTAATCGTTAGCATTAGAGGTTCTCCAACTCATCTGCAAAATATAGCTTAACCAAATCCATCAGCCCCTTGGGAGCAGTCTCATTAATAAAGTGATGCATAATTTTGGTGTCCCAAACATTCTGTGTAGAGATACCGTGATTGATCAGGAATTTGAGGTCAAACTTAGCATTGTGGAATACTTTCTTATTTTTAGGATTTTCTAAAATCTTTCTTAAAAGAATCCACACTGCGGTTGAATGGGGTTCCCCTTGCTTAAAGGGACTGTCTTTATGGTTCAGAGGAATGACCCAGGTTCCTTCCTTAGAAGCTATAGCAATCGTCTGAACCTTATCCTCCCTAAAGTTTAACCCTGTTGTTTCTATGTCAACTGCCAAAGTTTCCTCTGAATCTTTGAGGGTATTGGAAAGTTCTTCTACCTCCTCAATCTCAGTAAGAACCTTATACTTGAAGTTACTGGTGGACTTCTTGTGTAAGACATACTTTTCATAAGCATTCTTAATATCTGTTTCAAAAAGATATCTGTGACGAGGTTCTTTAATAACTGCATAGGGATGATAGATGGGAACCACCATGCAGGAATGCCCAGAAGTAGTGGTAAACGGGTAGGAACTACCCCTTTTATTCATAATGCCACTCTTCTTAACAATCATCTTCATAGCCAAATTGCCACAAGCATACACCAAACTAGGTTTAACCTTGTCAATCGTAGCTTCAAGATGATCCCTGCATAACTTCATATTATCAGGGGTCATATCCCCCTCCTTTACAGAGGGACATTTAACGGAGGCAGAGAATTGTATACCCTTACCTGGGTACAGTCCTTTTAATAGTTCCTTCTCCCTCTTAGGAAAAGATTCTAACTTTCCAAACTTGTAGCGGAAGGAATCAGATAGAAAAAGGACAGGACCCTCAGACAGAGTAGTGTAATCCATGTAAGCATATTCTGGTTTACTCTCCTCCAAAATGGTGCAACCTTCACAGGAAGGGTGGGTACATGTGGGTTTAAGCCCAGCATAGATATTCTGTAGCTCATGCATTAGTCTATTATAGATTATGGGAAAAAAAGTGTACTACATAGATAATAAAAGATTTGAAGAAATTATCCCTCTCTATATTCAAAACCCAAAAGAATTTGAAGATGAGTTAATGGGACTTTTTGATCTATTAATCACTAACATTATTGAAAGTTTCAAATTTAGCATTGATAAAGATGATGCAAAACAGGAGTGTTTTTTATTAATTCTAAAGACACTGAGAAACTTTCAATCCTCTAAGGGAAGTGCTTTCAACTATTTCACCACTGTTATAGTGAATAATCTCAAACTATTGTATACTAAAAATAAGAAGTATCTTAAGAAGATTGATGAATACAACGAGCTTATGGGAAACTACAAGCCTAGCTCTTCATAAAGCTTGGGCAAATAATCCTCTGATGTTAGTCCCACCTTATTAAATTGGACTAGATGGGGAAGCTTAGTGGTCTTAAAAATCACAAAAGCGTGTGGCATAGTATAACTGTCAACTATATAGAGAGGGATTCCTTCCTTTGACGTAAGGGTAGATTTAATCCTCTTTAATATCTTTTTAGAGTGATTGTCCCATAGGGAAATAAACATGACCCCCATAGGGAGTTTAAACTTCTTCTGCTGCTTAAGAACTTTATTAAGTTGGTTCTCAGTAGTGAGAAAAACTGGGGAGTACATGAGTATACTTTCTAATAATTAATCGAGGACTTCAATAGCACCACTAGCCGTGGCTTCATCAACACCTGTAAGCTTACCTGATGCATCGAAGGTAAACCCTGAGGCTTCATAGTCTGATCTATTCTCTTCCATGTGCTGGACGAGATTAGTAGTTAGTTGCTCTTCAAGAGAGCGCACACCATTAAAGAAAATAGAACGGACAAAATCCTCCATCCCTAGTTCCTCAGGCTTAACTGTATTAGAAAAATTCTTAAAGGCTTCTGCCTCTTCTTTATTTAGTTTAAGTTGAAACTTCATTCTATTCTTACTCCTGTATTCTATTTTAATTTTCCAACCTCTAGGGTTGAAGGTAAACTTGGTTTGTTGTGTCATGATTGTTCGATCTATTATAGGTCAAAGGAAATAAAGTATGGACGATATTTACGATTTAAAAAATCTTAGGAAGAAGCCCAAGAGGAAGAACAGCCGTACAAAGGGTAACACTTTTGAAAGGCAAGTAGCCAAGATACTTAATGATAGATTCAACACCACAGAATTTTCAAGAAGTCCTGGTTCTGGAGCGTTTGCCACTACCCATAGCCTCCCTGAACACTTAAAAATTTATGGAGACTTGATAACGCCTGAAAAATTTAAATTCTGTATAGAATGCAAAAAAGGATACAATAATTTAAACTTATATAGCTTATATAATAATAGCTCGGAATTATGGAAATTTATAGAACAATCTGAAAAAGATTCGAAGAAATGTTCCAAGCTCCCCATGGTTATATTTAAACAGGATAGACAGCCTATACTAGCCATTATACCTAAGGGTACAGCCTTTGAGGAAAACATTAAGTACATAGAAATCCACAAGAATAAAACATATAGAGTCTATTTATTTGATGAGTTAATAAAGTGCTGGGACTCTATGTGGTTTGATCTATAAGCTTTTCTAAGAGATTCTGTTGACCTTGTAGGAATGCCATTAAAAGATTCTCTTCTTGAGGTTCAGAAGGATCATTAGTCTTACTAATTACATGCGATACCTCTCCAGCACATATTAAACGCAGTCTTCCTCTCTCCATTGAAATATCAAACCTTCTTTCCCCCTCCATATCTGCTACAGCATAGGTATTACCCTTCTTTATTATTTTCATAGTAGGAGGAGAAGAATTTAAACCCGCTATAGTTCCATAAATTTCCGCATTATTCAACCCAACTGTTTGAATTCTATCTTCTAACTTTCTCCCAACCTTAACGGTTTCTTCTAAAGATCCACCTGTTAAAGACATTCTATTACAAATATAATCTAAATGTTCTCCTTTAAGTTTTCCATCAGGGATCATTCTATCTAACTGAGCTTGCTCTAATTCTAATGATACTTTTTTAAGGTGATCCTTTTGCTTTTTGGTAGCCTGGGTAGGATTATTTAAAGCATTCATACAACCTGTATAGCGTTCATAGTCTGTAATCTTAAGTCCATGTGGAGGAGCATTACTGTAATTATTTCCAGCTTTCTTTCTTGCCCAGGCTTTCACATATTCTTGAGAAGCATTTTCTATTTCAGGAACATCATTATCTCCTCTTTCTACTGAACTCCCAGCAGTTTTTAAATTTAATAATGTTCTTGTTGCCCTAGTTTTTTCATCTATTTTACGCTGAAAAGCACAAGCCCGTTCTTCAGCACCTTCAGAAGAAAAACATTTCATTCTCTCTGCATGAACCTTTAAGAAAGTAGCAGTTTGCTCTCCTCCTACCTTATCATCATTACAGATTTTACGGGATCTAGTCATGGAGCTTTCTCCATAACTAACTTTAGCATCTTTCTCTTGCACTACTTTTAATTCTTGTCTTACCTCACACTTACCATTATCCCCTTCCGTAACTAACTGCCCAGAACCTATCCCCCCTAGGGCCGTGTTACATCCTTCAGCCTGTTTATAATGAGATTTTTGAGAATCACTAAGTTTACTTTCCCATACCTTACCTATCTCTTCACAAGTAGTATCTTCATCTAAATCATACTCTGCAATAAGATCAGCCTTTTCTCCTAGTTCCTGCGCCCCTTCTTGACCAGTTTGCCTAACTCCTGTAGGCATGGTCTCACCTTCGGGGTATAACTCCTTAGAAAAAGTTCTAGAAGCTACAATAATTACAGCTAGTCCAACACCATTCTTAGTTCCCCCTAAATCTAAAAGAGCCTCCGCATTTTTTGGACTCATTCCATGTTCTTCTACTAAGATGTCTTTAAGTCCGTCTAGATAAGCAGCATCTCCCATGTCTTCAGCATTGGCAATATAGTTTCCCAGCCTAGTTTTATTACCCCTATCAAACATCTTCATAACTTCTTCTGCACTATGGTCTTTTAGAGCCTCTTTAAAAGTTTTACTCACTTCTTTTTGAGCATCCTCAAGAGAGAGTTGTGGATCAGGAGGACAATCTTTAGTAACTCTCCCTTTCTTTCTTTCTGGGTCTGCCAAGTCCCCAATACAACGCTGGGCTATTTCCATTTTAGTAACCGCAATATTTACCCGCTCTAATTTTTCTGCGATGATGCCCCGATTAGCGGTCATAGATCCCCCAGAAGGTGGAACCGCTATTCTTTCAAGAGGTGTAAAAGGGTTATCTTCCTCAGACACATTCCACTTTTCAGAACGATTCTTAATTTCTGCGTCTAATTCCTCTGCCATCTTAAGATAAGCATCATTATCTTGTGTAGCCTTTCTTCTGTACTGACGGTAATAAGGTCCCATTTTAATACCGTTAGGAGTAATAATAACATAACCCTGAAGCTTTTTAACATCCTCAGGAGTTAAAGGTTCCCCCTCTTTATACTTTTTATAAATATCTAAAAAGTCAGATTGTGCTTTTAAACTTTTTAGAATATCCTCAGGGTCTTTATCTTCTGGGATAGTTGCCATTTGTGCTACAACTTCTTCATCTTTCGCCAAATAAGTCCCTTTAGTTTCTCCTGTAGCCTGTCCCGTCAGAGTAACTAGCTCTTCCTTAGTAATAAGTCCTGAATTTAGTAACCCATCTAGTTGAAGTACAACCTTATCTTGTGCTATTTGAATTTGTTTTTCTTCTTCCGTGGGTTCCATGCTCACTTCAGCATCAGTTGGGCCACCTTGATCATCATTTTTTTTATCACCACTTAAAAAACTAACCAACGCATCCCACCCTTCTCCGCTTCCCTTTTCTACAGTCAATGGATAGGATCCTTTGGAGTTTGAAGAAAACACTACATTTTGATTTTTTAGAGTTTTCCAAATACTCCCAGCTTCTCCTTTGGGATCGGGATTTGGTACAGTTCCCAAGCCATCTGCCTGCCTATCAGGTGCGCCTGCAAAATAACCCGTTGCTTTTGTCTCTGCATTATCACCCTCCTCTTCACGCAAAGAAAGCTTAAACTTTCTCTGCTTAAGCAGTGCATAACTTTCTAAAAGAGAGTGGTAGTAGTCCATTATATTTTTATTATAGAAAAAGCCCAGCCCAGAAAACTCCAGGCTGGGCTTATATTATATCTTTAAGTTTACTAAAAAATTACGGTGTTGATAAAGCACTACCCACAGCAGCACCAAAGGTAACATGTTCCATAAAGTCATAACGGAACTCCATTTCAATGGTATGAAATTCATTAGTTGAGTAGTTAAATTCAGCAGATTTCCAAGCCTTAGGGTAGACACCGAAAAGACGGGTCTCCATAAGAGGACTTCCCTGAGCATCGAGAGCAACAATGGTTGCTCTCTGAGACTTCCAACCATTTACAGGAGCTTTCTGAGGACTACTTCCACCTACTTCCGAATAAAACTTACCATTCATTGGATCATAGATCGTTGAGAACCATGACCATAGAGTATTAGCAACCTTAGGCTGGTAGAAATCGTCAAAAGTTACCGTTACTGACTCAGGAGAAGCCTTTCCAGGGTAGAATACCTTATCATTCACACGGTGAACTTCAATATCTTCGGATGTGAACCCTACGGTAGTTACTTGCTTGGCAGCTAAAGTAAGCTTACTGTCACCCTCTGCATTCATACTACCAGGAAGTTCGAAGTGAATTTCAAACTGATAGGCTCTAACCGAGTCTAGACCCTCTGAAATTACAGGAAGTCCACTATTTAAAGCACCCGAATTTCCTCGACCCGTATCCGCTGGATCTAAGTAGTAAGGTGAGTTAATTGAATTTGCCATTTATATATTTCTCCTATTAGCCCATCTGAGCCGATTGATTAGTAAGATTGAGTTCGAAGACAACCATTTCCGCAGTCTTCGTTGGCTTAATAAGAACCTTAGTCCACATTTCATTTCTATCAATTCTTACAGGTGTATTAGTAGTTTCATCACAGATAACCTTGAACTGAGTAATGCCACGCCGTCTTTGAATATCATCTAGCATAGGATTAAGAAGTTCTTCAACTCTCGTCCAAGTAAACTTATCATTAGGCTCAAAAACAAGTCTTTGAGTAGAAGCTAGAATCTGCTTCTTAATGTAAATCATCATACGCCTTACATTGATTCTATCAAGAGCAGTAGGCTGTCTTTGAGTAGTACGTTGTCCAAAGATAGCAATACCGTTTTGAGGGAAGTTAACGACTGGGTTGATACAGTTACCTCCTGAGTACAGGGAGTCTCTGTCACCTTGGTTAAGAATAACTTCAACATCCGTAGGCTTAGTTAAACGCCCACGCACAAACCCAGCAGGGGCAAACCAAGGGTCAGCTACAGCATCCGTTACAGCCGCTTGGCGCACTCCATAAATCTCAGGAGCTAACCAACGGTCCTTACCATCAAAAACTTGGAAAACCTTTAACCAGGGCCAGTATAGAGCAGCATAAGAACTGTTCATAGCAGCCGTTCTAGAATCAGATGAACCGTTACTCCAATTAATAGCGTCCCCAGGGGTACCTACTGCATATGGGGGAGAAATAAAAGCTAGGAAATCAGTAGTTCGTTCAGCTACAGTTATCAAACCATTTTGAATACTTTGATTATCACCAACTCCAGGCCCTGGAGCCAGTGCTAAGGAGATATTTAAAACCGGATCATCTAGAGCTTCAAAACCTGTTTTTCCACCATCTGTCTCTACTTGACCTATAATTGCTGTAGCTACACCAGCAGCTTCTCCAGCCGCTCCATGTGTGGCAGCGGTGGGAATACCATTAGTCCCACCAGATAAGTTATAAGTTCCTTGAACGAGTTTAAGGAAACGAGGATTTACTACAGAAGCCGCTGTTTCAGCCCCTATGGTTCCGTTTGTCTTAAATCCCGTAAGCGTTGAATAAGTGTTAGCAAATTCTGGTAGAGCGGTTAGGGAGAGAGCAATAGAAGGGAGCCCTGTTGCAGCCGCGCCAGACACGAAAGCAGCAGTAATATAGTTGGAAGTTTTAGTAGCATAAGTAGTTCCTATTACATCTTCCAAGAAAGAAGCAGAAACTGTTCCAGCTTTTGCACTCTCAACAGAAGTACCCAAGTTATTTACAGTTTCAAAAGTTAAACTTCCTCCATTTATTCCAACTTCAAAGGAAACACCACTCGTAGTACCGTCACTCTTAGTTCCAGCATTATAGCCCTCTCCAGGCCACAAGCTCTCTACCTTATAGGCCACTCCACTTGTGACGATACTAACCCCGCTAGCCACATCCGTAGAAGCAGCAGTTCCAGCAACACCAAGTTTATCCACAGCTTGAAGTGCAGAAGCGGCTACATAAGTACCCGCATCATTAAGAATCTCAAAGGTAGCGGAAAGTCGGGTATACCCTCCTGCCGCAGCACCAACAAGATAA